TATGTTAATAATATTTAAAATAGCGTTGTGAATTCTCGATTATATCTATTTATGAAAGAAATACGATAACAACTACCTATGATAATTAGAGCTTCATCAACCACAAAACCAAAGGAACACTATGAGCATTTCAACTAAGTTGCCCATTAAAACTCCCTCACAAATGACTAATCCATTTGTCCAAGAGCCTAAGCCGCCTTCATTTTGGCAACAAATAAAATTCATGTGTAATAAAATATTCTGTTATCCGCTATTTAGCAACAAAACCAAATTTAAAGTATATGAGAACCCAATATATCGTTCAGATAACATTAAAGCTCATAGCACTCACATGCCTAAAACTAGTAACGATGCCGATAACCTTTCAATTAGCATGGATATTATTTCAAAAACTGAAAATATACAAAAAGATCGATTACAATCCGCAACCAATAATATAGATATTATATTGAAATATATAGAAAATAGAAATGCGATTAAAGCTCAAAAAAAAACAACTTATGAAGAACAAAAAAAGCATCATCAGTTCAATAAATTAGATAAGGCAATTCGGCTACATCCTGAGTTTGCGTCAACTGAAGGAATCTTCAGACTTTCAGGTAAGAAAACAGATATGAATAATATCTTTGAACGTTTAAATTCAGGTAAGCAACTTACTCAAAAATTTATTGATGAACATAATATCAGCCTACCATCCATGACTTTGGCTTATAAAGAATTATTTGGACAGATCATGGACAAGCAAGATTATTCCACCGATTTCTTGAACAAATCGCCTGACCGAGCTTTAAGCGATGCTCTTCAAAATCAGCGAGATGTTATCGAATTTATGAAAAATAATGGGATTACTGGCGAAAAAGAAAAAATTATATTAGCCAATACAAAAACCAGAATTAATTGGGAAACACCGACATTACCATTCAACATGCTTATCTCACTTTTGGCTGATATTGCTAAAAACCCAGCAACAAAAATGGATGCAAAAAACCTTGCTATATGCGTAGCGCCGAGGCTATTAGCAGAACAATTTAAAACACCTTCGAAAGAAAATATCCTATTAAATAATAGAATGATTACCTTTATTGAGATATTGATTCACACTAAATTACACGCTTAAAATTCTTAAAAACAAAAGACCGCCTAGGCGGTCATTGCCAGCCCCAGAACATCGGGGCTAGCAATATTTTTCAATAGCTTACGAATTTTGTGATAAGTTAATTCGCATCATTACACCCCATATCGGTGGATGGAATGTGGATGCCTCCCCTTAAAGGGTTGCATGAAATGGCCTCATTTAAATAGTCAGGGGCAAAGTGTGCGTATGTCATTGTTTGCTGAATACTCGCATGACCCATGATTTTTTGAAGAGTGAGAATATTGCCACCGTTCATCATAAAGTGAGCTGCAAAAGAATGCCGTAAAACATGCACGGCCTGACCATGCGGCAAATCTGGTTTAACTTCTTTCAGTATTGATCTGTAGGTCACATAATCAACATCGAAAAGTAATCCAGAATCTTTTACTTTTACAGTTCTCATTACATCATCAGAAATGGGAACAGTTCTATGTCTACCATTTTTCGTTTTCATAAATGTAACTCGTCCATGTAATAAGTTTTCAGCCTTTAAACTAATGGCTTCTCCCCATCTTGCCCCCGTACTTAGACATAAAATAGTTATGCGTAAGTAATCATCGGTCATGACATTAAGTAATTTTTCAATATCACTTTTTGTCAAATAGGCCATTTCTGGTTTTTCTTCTTTCAACTTACCAAGAGACTTAATCGGGTTGTTTTTAGAGCACTCGCCAATTTCGGCCAATGAAGTAAAAATGCTCATTAGCAAATTAAACTCTCTATTGATAGTTGATGCTTTCACGCCACCTTGTAATCTATCAGAGCAGTACCTAGCTAATAACTTAGGTGTAATCTGGTATACAGAAGGATTACCCATATCCTTAGTTATTCTTGTTAAAATAGCCTTGTATTTTTTTGAATACTTTAGGTTGCGACCAATAAAATTCCACCAAATATCACATATATCATTAAGTGATCTGTAGTCTCTTGATTCGCTGTTCCACTCTTCACTATTAGCCGTTAGCATGACGCTTCTTTCATAAGCAATCGCATCGGCTTTCTTTTTAAATATCCGCTGAACTCTCTTTCCTGATCTGCCCTGCGGTCTGATATCCACTTTGTAACGTCCACCTTCAAGCGCCTTAATAGTCATTGTTGCGCCCTCCGGTTAAACGAGGTAATTCTAGATTTTCATTACAAATATAATGTTGGTATATTTCCAACCAATTTTTGTACGTATAAACAACTAAATTATTAGAGTATGCCCACTGTGCGCGATAGCCGGTGAAATTTGACCAGCTTCAGGAAGTATCTTTCCGGTCGTAATCCATAAGCTATACTTTTCTAATTTTCGGTGTTTCAAAATACGTTCGACAGAAAACCAGTTGATATTTTGCGGTACCGCCATTTTAATCTTTTCAACATGTAGCATTTCGTTAAGCTTCTCATTTAAGGTCATGCCTGTTTTTCCTCGTCTGTTTCATAATTTTTAGGGTCATAAAGTGCAGGTGCTATTTGTCCTACTTCTGGTGCAATTTTTCCGGTGACAAACCAAAGTGCATATTTTTCAAATTTTGGATTGCTAATAATTGAGGTAATTACATCAGCATTAGGCACTGTTTTCCCGTTTTCATAACGCCATAAAGCATCCCTACTTAAACCGAGCATTTGCGCGGTTTCGGGTAAACTTGTAAGCCGTTCACTTTCTCTCATGAGTTTTAATTTCTCAGAAACACTTAGACGCATGTTGCAATTCTCCTACATATGTATTAATGTTGTCTTATTAAATGCCATAAGGGGTATTTTGTTAATGAAATACCCCAATAGGAGAGATTATCACATGAATGAGAAATTGTTAGAACTGTTGTTCAAAATCCCAGACCCCATCACCGCTGATGAATTTTGTCGCCGAACTGGCAAGTCAGAAAGCAGTGTTAGAAAGTTAATGGATCGCCGTCGTTTACCTATCCGTACAGAGCGCCAAATTCACGGAGATGGTTTCAGTGATATGCGTTTAATGATTATGTATAACGAGTATTTAGAAATGTGTTGGGAAGTCGCTCGTAAGCTTCCTGCAGCAGAGCGAATGGGCTGGAAAGATAGCTGGTTTAAGCGAGCTAAAAAGCTTATGGAAGATTTAGATGTCGTTCCAGACAATTTAAAATCTGTAGAGAACGCTTTAAAGGGTTAGGTGAAAACATGAGAGCTTGCATAGAGCAAATATCAACCCATAGCTTTAAATATCGTGGCTTTCTAATCGTTAAGCTACCGGCTAAAACGATGAATCCCGTAACCCGCTATCATGTCCAACAAAATGATGATTCTTACGGGTTATTTGATTCCATGGCTCAAGCGACTAAATATATTGATTGTTTATATGATGAAAAAAATGACCCAATTACATTTGCAACAGCATAAGCATAAATTAACCGGTTCGTCCGTTAATAAATTTAAAAGCAATAAAAAACGTCAATTATCTTTGATGGACAAAATATTATTAGTCGGTGGTATTTTATTTTTCTTGTACTTGTTCTCAGTTGCTATTAGATAAAAACAATGAGTAATTCAGCGGCTGTATTAGTGAAAACTAAACAGTTAATCCAGTTACTAGGTAACGTAAAGCAAGATGCAAGGCCGGCCGATATCATCGCGCACCAAGCAAATATCAAGCTTTATCAGAACCAAGGGGTAACCTTTGAAAGCCGAGTCAATGGACTAAATCAAGCCGCAAAGTTAAGAACATCAGTATTCCATTCTGATAAGGAAAATCCAGATAATAGAGAGCTAGCCGGATTTATTGAGTATTTGAGGTTAAGTGATGTACGGATGCTAAATATGATTTTTTATTTAGCAGAAATAAAAAACAATCAACATCATTTAGGTTTCGATGAATTTAATAAAGAGGAACAACAATCCATTATTTCAGCAATAAATCAAATTAAAGCACTCGCGGCGCTATTACCTAAACATATCGCCATGCCTATTTAAGGTAAATAAACAAATTAATGACGTTAGCGCGTCAGGGATTCCTACATTCAAAATCTGAGGGTTGGATAATGAAAAATAAAGAGATAAAGCCAATTTTGATAGGTGTTGATACTGCAACCGGTAAGCGCGATTACTCCGCTGTCGCTATCAGTATTACAGCAATTCGCGAAGATGAACGCAAAACCATGTATGACAAATTTTCATCTCGCCTTGATGCCCTTGCATGCAAGTTAATCAATGAAAAATTAAATGACGAACAAATTCACCAGTTATTAGTTGGTGAATCTGAGCATTACTCAAACCTAGCTGCGGAGCTGGATCATGTCTAAAGAAATTGACCGCGCTAGCGAGAACGAAATGCTTATGCGTGAACAGCAAATAAAAACCATTACTAATCGCCTAGTCAGTGTTTCCGCTTTTGAATGTGAAGATTGCGACAAGCCTATTTCAGAAGCCCGCCGCATTGCATCACAGGGTTGCACTCGCTGCATTGACTGCCAAACGATTTTTGAGCTTAAAAGTAAACATTATCGGAGCGTGTAACGATGTATAACACAATATCTATCTTCTCGGTGAATATTTGGGATATATACCATCTTCTATCTCAGGAACGCTGCTTGAATCTACTTTTGCAACCCATGCAGGATAAATCTCACCAGACATTAAAGAACCAAGAAACTTATTCCATTGAGTTGGCACAACAAATACATCTGTTGCCATTGGTAAATATTTGGGGTCGCCAAAACGAAATAGATTTACTGCCTTATAACTTGCTTGAATTGCGAGATACATATCAGATTCTAATTGTTTTAACGAATCCCAATACTCCCACTCAGCCATATAAAGGTTACTTCTTCCATGAATTATCTTTTCCAATCCATGCTCAATTAACTCTTTCTGTTTTTCTCGGGCTACCCATTTATCTGTATAGGTCCATTCCATTCGTTGTTTCAATACATTGCGATATTCCTTTGTTGGAAGTAAACGCGCTTCCATATGATTTTTTATTGAACCGAGAAAAACTTCGCAGGTATCAAGTATTTCTCTGGCAGATACAAATCGAACCTCACCTAAAGGGGCACTTTCAGCAGGCAGTATATTGAGATGACGGTCATAGGACATATGCACTCCTAAATAACGAATTCATAGACGTTATTTCATTATTACATAACTAAGAAATTTAAATCACTTTATGGTGAAGGTAATGAAAAAATTACAAATTCCCCAACCAAATAGAACCATCCTCAAGTGGGCAGGCTCGAAAGTTCGAATTATGAACCAATTACACCCTCATTTACCAAAAGCAAAACGTCTAGTTGAGCCGTTTGCTGGTTCATGTGCTGTGATGATGAATACAGACTATGAGCAGTATTTAATTGCTGATGCTAACCCTGATTTAATTAACTTATATGAAACTCTTACTATCTTACCTGAGAGTATGTTAATAGAGGCTTTACCACTTTTTAGAAGGAATAATAGCGCTGATTATTATCTTGCTAGATCAGAGTTTAATGATAGTAAACAAGTATTATCACGGCTAAGACAAGCAAGTTTATTCCTGTATTTAAATAGACATTGCTTCAACGGGTTGTGCCGCTATAACCAACAAGGCAAATTCAACGTCCCCTTTGGTCAATATAAAGCTCCCTATTTTCCTAAAAGTGAAATTGATAGTTTCTGTGATAAGGCCTATCTCACTAAAACTCAAATTTTAAATCTTGAATGGCAAGATACCCTTTCATTAGTTGATTTCAGTGATGGTGTTTATTGTGATCCACCCTACATGGGCGGGCGCGATAGTTTTACTCAATATCATACTGCGGGCTTTACTAATGCTGATCACGAAGCATTAGCGATTGCGCTAAAAGATATTAATGATATCCAAGGCAACCCGATCACTATTTCCAACTCACCAGAAGCAAAAGAGCTTTACGCTGACCTCGGTTTTACTATCCATGAAATCGAAGCCCCACGCAGCATCGCAGGAAAAGGAAAGCGTACACCAGCTAAAGAAATTATCGCCGTTTTAGCGGGGGTTAATTAATGACTCTCGATCCTAAAGACGGTGTATATATTAGCGGGACGGCCTTTGCTATTCAGCGCCATGTTGACGAAGATTCAAAAGCGGTTCAATGGCGACTATTGCAAATCAATAAAATGGCTCGTTGCTATGAGTTGGTTTGTTGCCATTCTGACCCATGGCAGATTGCGATTGAATTAACTTCTTATCACGTTAGTCGTGTTCGAGGTAAAGGCATCAAGACACTTGATGTCTATCGTGAAACAGTCGATATCATTTCACGCCGCTGTGAAACGGCCATCAACGCATTACGACCTGAAACATTAGGCGGGGCGTTAAATGTCTAAGGTATTAGATTTTACGCAACAACCGTTAACTTATACTGCGGATATGGTATTTCCGTATCCGTGGAATAAGCCAGAAAAAAATAATTACTACAAAGCTGATATTGACGCACTTGAGAAATCCCTTACCCATGAACAACAAATTCATGCGCAAGCGATTTTAGATGAAATTGAAACTTTACCGCGTATTTTACGTTATCGTATTCAAAAGCATTATGAATACATCATTAAAGAGTCAGGCCACTATAAAGCTTATGAATTTTTACGCTCTGATTTTTATAAGCGGATATTTCCACGTATCACCGCGGTTAATTCACGATATGAATTAAAAACGAAAGCACTATTGACACTTTCAACTCGCTTTACACCTGAAATCAGTCAATTTAACCGGTTGTTTGACCTTTATGACAAACCAATCAAAAAACTGGCAGAGCACATTTCTAATGGTTTTTTCACACTATATGAAGCCTATTGCGACCAGCTAACCGAGCAAAACGGCGGTGATCGTGAAATTATCTATGAAGATTCAGCACAAACTCAAATTTACGGGGCATTGGCTGAATTATCTCTAAATTTACATGTCACGCCGCTTTATCACCAAAGTTATCTCAAAGCTTTAAAAAATCGAAAGCGCCGCAAAGGGAAGCAAAACCTAACCACGCACCAAGTGATCTCAGCTATTTCTCGCCTTGTAAATGCAGATTACTGGCACCGAAAGCTAAAAGCCCATAGAACACAATGGATTGAGGCAATCATGATTGCCAATATGGATGTGTGCATTAATCGCCACCCATACGCCAGCAAACAAGCTATCCGCGCGGTTCAAGCACAGCGTTTATCCAACATGCAATATTTACAGGGTATGGATATTCAAGATGTTGAAACAGGTGAGCGTTTTGATCTGTTCGATAAAGTGATGGCCAGTGTGTCAAACCCTGCAATTCGCCGCATGGAATTAATGGCGCAAATGGCAGGGATTGAGCGCGTGGCAAAAGAACGCGGTGATGTCGGGATGTTTATCACTTTGACGTGCCCGTCAAAGTACCACCCGACGAAGCAACGTAAAGAGAAAAATAAAGAAACCGGAAAAGATGATTATTACGCCGTACTAAACCATAAATGGAAAGATGAAGCCTACACACCAAAAGACGGACAGCGATATTTAGTCAAAGTGTGGTCACGCATTCGTTCTGCTTTTAATGATAACAATATCAATATTTATGGTGTTCGTGTTGTCGAGCCTCATCATGACGGTACTCCCCACTGGCATATGCTGCTTTTTGTTGATAAGGCCAGCCGAGCAAAAGCTATTGATATTATGCGTAAGCGTGCCCTGAAAGAAGATGGTAACGAAGCGGGAGCACAAAAATACCGATTTGAGTGTAAGCATATGAACCGAGGCGGTGCCGTTGGTTACATCGCTAAATATATCGCTAAAAATATCGATGGGTATGCCCTTGATGGTGAGATAGACCATGAAACCGGCAAAGACCTAAAAAGCATGGCGGCAGCGGTTACCGCGTGGGCGTCAACATGGCGTATTCCGCAATTTCAATTTTATAAGCTCCCATCTAAAGGCGCATACCGTGAATGCCGCCGCTTACCTCGTGGTGTTTCCATTGCTGACAAACTTGGGGATGTTGCCGAACGTGTTAGAGCTGCTGCCGACCAAGGCAAATTTGATGAATACATCATGTCACAAGGTGGTCCATGTATTCGCCGAAGAGAAGAAACAATACGTGTTGCCCGTGAAATCGGTGACGTCAATGTTTACGGCGAGGAAGTTCAAAAGGTTGTTGGTATTTATCATCAACTCAAAGCCGATGCACCAGTACTTAAAACCCGTGAAAGAAAGTACCAAATCGTCAAGAAAAGTGACGTTGACGTTGATTTTAATCTTTTAAAGAGCGACAGCGGAGCGACTCGGAGTCCTGTCAATAACTGTAGATCGCGGATCACATCCAACCTATCAGATGTGCAATTTTACGAGCCTGAGCACGGCTCAGGTGAAGTATGCAACATTCAGGAATACGGGTTTGCATTTGTGGAAACGGAGGCTGAGAATGCGGCTGGGAGTGGAATTTTGCAGGGGGAGCAGCAAAGACAAATATCACGGATTGAATTGAATGAAGAAGAAATCGAATTAAGGCTAGAAATAGACAGTTTTATGCAGAAAACAGGCTTTGAGCTACCAACCGAGACGATGGCCAATATGTTTATTAAAGGTATGGACATTAAATATGATGACCAGATTTTCAGGTTTGATAGTGGGCAGGTGCGGGTTATTGAGTCAGAATTAGTCATAAAAGAACGAATTCAGGCAGTAAAAGAGAAAAAAGAGGCTGATTTACAGCGGAACCAAAGACGATATAATACGGCGTTAGCGCGCATTGAGAAAATAAAAAAGGGTTAAAATGGGTGATTACTTGCGTTTTTTGTATTACTACTATGGTTGGTATTATATTAAATAACCTAATAATAAAATACACATAGCTAGTCACAAAAATGCAAAAATTGTCATGTATTACTCTGGTAAAAAGATTAGAGCAATACATGGCAAATATAGATGAATTAAACACCGCTATTCAACGTAGCTTAAAAAAACATATGCCCTTCAATTACAAATTAAATTTATCAAATAAGACCTTTCTTCTATTAATTGGTAAAACAAAATTCACACTGAAGAAATTATCATTAGAATAACATTCTCTTAACTGCATAAAGACATCATGATATACATCATTAACATCTTTCTTATACAGAAATTCCAATGAATATCTTGAAATAAATCCAGCAAGAATATCAGCAAGTTGAATTCCTGATGACTTTTTTGAATCAGGAAATTTAAGAGATATATCGCTATTAATTCTGTAATCAGTGCTCGGATCGAATGGATTAACCACATCTAATTCCTGTATCTGTTTCGTACAAAAATGTAAAATATCATCAAAATGGTCCTGTTGATCATGAAAAAACGTCACATCAGATAAATTTGATTTTTGGTACTTATTAACTTTTCCTATTATATTGTACCAAGAATGCACATGCGGTAATAAATGTATTTCAGAACCTCGTTTATTTATATCTGGAATTGGATTTAAAAGCCCTAAAATTTCTTTATTTGAAGTCTTTTCAGCATGAAAAAACTTAAATGTATTTTTTAAACATTTGATTGAATCATTCTTATATTGGAATTTAAATGCGCTACTATCAAAGTAGTTACGAAGAGATTTCATTGAGTTCAATAAATTTTTTTCAGATTTATTTAGACATGACTCAAAAAAGGCATTATAGCAACTATCAGGCAAATTTTCAGTTAAATAATCAGATAGCTCGTTTCTTAAACCTTGTGCTTGCCGTTCAGTTTCAAACATATCGAAATATGGTGGTATTATTTGATGGTTTACCATCGAGGTGACAATAGTGTATTTTTTATCAACTACTTCAACATAAAAAGGTAATTTTTCAGTTTTAATGTATTCAAACAAATCTAGCATGAATTTAGGATTTGACTTATATATATTTTTTGACTTTAGTTCATCACCTTGTATTCTGTGTTTTTTCTTCAGTTCATCAATATACGAATCAAGATGCTCCATATCTGGTACGCCAACACAGGCTAATGAAAATAAAGGCTGAGCTGCAAAGTTTAAATCAGATGGTATTTTTACTAAATCACCTGTATTACCACTTTCATCTAAGAAATAATCCATATTTTTCCTCTTTATAAATAGTATATTCTGTCATGTTTTTAATTTAATTCACTGCTTCATAAGTAACACTAGTATATAAAAATTTATAATAAATTAAACAACCTAATGTACTAAATTAATATTGTACTGATGATTTTATATAAAAATAATTTATTACTCAGATTTTTCAAAAAACTCTCTTATTTTTCTATATGATTAAATTTCGCAATTTCCCGCCCAAATCCGCAAGATCAAAAAAGGATCGTTGCCTTTGCGAAACCCCACCACTGGCGCGGCTCAGACGATCTCTTGCTCCTGCATGAAAACCGACCTATTTAGTGGGCAGGCGTGGCGAGGCTACGATTGCGCGGCGAGGTGTTTATTGTTAAATATCCGTCCGCAAAATTTCCGAGCCGTCACGGCGTTAAATTCAATTTTCTATAAGTAGATAGTAATTATTTTTGCGTGCGTTGAGGTGGCGCGTGGTGCTGTTTAAATCGGTATTTGATGAGGATAATTTATTGCGGATTCGTCTTGGCGAACTAATACAAGTTAGGGCAGTCGAGTAAAACGAAGCCAATTTTTGGCACCGGATTAGTATTTTGCGACATTACTCACCTCTTTTATTGTTTTAAACAATGGGCGAAATTTCACCTGAAGAATTGCGGGAGTTGTATAAATTTTTGTCGATAAAAATGATTTTAATTAAACGATTTATGTCTTTCGATTTTTGCAGATATCAAGCCAAAACCCTGAGCACCTTTAGTCTTTATAGACAAAAAATTTAACTTATGTTAACGTTTAAAAGCACTGAAAAGAATTAATTACAACAACTTACCATTTAGAAAATGAAAAAAAACAAAAACAAAAACAAACCTAGAAATAGAAACCACTATAACTACGATAAGACTATTTTTAGTACTGATAGCCTAAATGACAATAGTATTAGCAACAATAGCCGTCCTTATATCCATTTCGAAACAATTACTTATCCATTACCTGATGAATTAAAACTTCCTATAGAATCAATCATTGGACATGGTAATCAAACACCTACCTATTTTATATGGTTATTTTGTACTTTGATATGTGCATTTACTTCTCTTGTTCTATGGAATGTTATCTCTGGAAAGTTTCTTTTTGTCACTATTGAGATCATACTATTAGTTTCATTTTTTACTCTACTAAAACGATTTAATAAAACTGTTGGTTATTTATCTGTCGATAATGACGGATTTCGCTTTTCTTGTGCCACATGTCCAAAAATGAACATTGAAATATGCTGGGAAAATATTTGTTCTGGGTATGTTGTTCATATCGAAACAGGCGGTAGATATAGGCCAGACTATCTTGTTTTTCAATATAAAAACGCCTTAAATGAAAGTGAAGAGTATAAATTACCCATCGAGAACTGGCTTAACTATTCTCCATTCTCTCCTGTAGAAAAAAGAAAATTAATGCTCAAAGCAATTCTTAAAGGACTTGCGAGAATTCCTGATATAAAAATCAATCAATGTGTATTTACTAAACTCGATATAGATCCAAAAACATTTGAATTTGCACCATCAAAGAGAAGGTCAGAAAATACATATAACACTATTTTAACAATCATCGTTTTAGGAATTTTATTTATGCTATGGCCATTTTGGGCCACAATTTTACCTCCTTCATGGGCTTTAGTTTTGTTAATAATTTCAACTATTGTTATCGCCATTGGGTTAGTTCTATTCTTTACTTGGCTTTATCCAGAATTTGGAGGCAACATCAGCTATACCGATGATATTAATAAATAACCATCTTAACTGTAGCAATTTCATCATTTGGGCATCCAAATCACCTACCTACAGGCAAAAAATACCGCCTCAGTGAGCGGTATCATTGAATTAACGAGTGATATTATTCATCGTCTAAATCTAGTGAGTACTTATCAAACTTTATAATCTCCCCGCCAAACCAATCATTCAATTGCATCATCTTACTTTGTAACGGCATCAACTCATTACGCACAAATACTTTTGCCGCTTTCTCAACATCACCAAAACCGCCCACATTTTCAGGAATAATACCCATAATTTGTGGTGGAACACGGTGTGCCGCTAACATATCGTCACGACTTACATTTTTAATATTAAGGAATTCATCTTTTGCGGCAGCTTCGGAAAGTGGAATTGTTTGGATACCGTCTTTCTTTCCCCCTGGTGCGTATAAAAATAAATTGCGAAAATTCCCTGGTCCTTTACTGCTTTTGAGTGCTTCACGAATTTTATCAACATCATCGGTTTTCTGTGATGCATCACTGATATACAGAATATAACCGGCATGCGAACCATTGAGATAATACTTGCGGCGAAATAGTGTTGCCGACTCATTGAGGAGTACTGAGGGGATTGCCGCGAGATATTCCGGCAAGCCGTATAACTCTTGGTTAATATCCGGCTCAATCAAATGAAACACTTTGCCCGTTTGAAATTCATACGGTTTAATATCGTAGCCATATTGCACAAACCAGTAAGTTTCTAAGTCAACACCGCGGCGGGTAAACTTAGCCGGCGAATGTTTAAAATTCAGTGATTGTCCTAACCGGTTATTTCGTTCTTCAAGATACCCATTACCAAACAGTAAAAAATCTAATGCCCAACTATCAAACGTCTGACGACTTAAATATTTATTAGGAATAAAGGTACTGGTGAGAATATTACGTTTTACATAAATTGCGCTACTGTGGTGTGGCGCTGCACGGAACGTACGTGCAAGACCATTAAAACTGATAGGCGGCTCATAGTAATTATCAATTTGCACACATTCGAGGTAATCAAAAATCTCACGCTTGTCTAATACAGGTATTGGGCTGCCAAAGGTAAACGCTTCAGCGGGTGCACGGTCTGCGGTTTGTGGCTGGCGTTTTTTATTTTTACGGCTCATTAAAATACCTCGACAATGTTGTGTTGATTGTGATTTTCACCGGTGATCGGTTCGTTATAAAGGGCGTGCATGGTTGCCCATGCTAAATCTGCGTGGCTGGCTTCTTCGCTGCGGTCAGCTTCATAAGTTGGGCGGTTACCACTGGCGGTAGTGGCACGGCGAATGGCCATAAAAGATTGCGTGATATCATTACTACCCGCGTCATATTCCAACCGGTCATGGCTAATCACGTCATAAGCTTTAAGCACCAATGCATTTTTTAAGGCAGGGTTATAGACAAATTCTTTTGCTGCAGGGAAAAATTCCCGCACATTTTGCAGGACACCATGGCCAATACCTGTGGAATCAATCCCGATGTATTGCACGTTGTAACGCTCGGTGAGTTCTTTTATCGCATCCGATTGCGCGCGAAAATCCATGCCACGCCATTGATGATGCTCAAGTATGCGAAACTTACCGCCTTTGTGTAGCGGTGGCGCAATAACCACGCAGCCCGCACTATCTCCGTTTTGAGTACCTTTCGCGGGGTCATAACCAATCCAAACAGGGTGATAAGCATAGGGACGTATCATTAACGGCTGAACGTCGTCCCATATTTCCCAACTGTCCACCATGCATTTTTGCATTAACTGCAAATTAAAGATGGATGCAATATCATCGACAAACTCACACATCAGCAAGTTTTCGAATTCATCAGGGCTATATTCTAAATAGAGTTGATCAATATCGAATAAATTACACCCACCCCGCATGGCATCTTCAATCGTGACAATTTGCCGCCACTGACCATCCCCACACATCATGCCATTCACTAACGCTTGATGGCTGATATCGACCTCAACGTGATCGGCCTTACGACGACCACGATTAAAGAGCTTTCCAGACCAGAACGGATACGCGCTGTGTGTTAATGCGGATGGGGTCGAAAAGTAGGTTTGACGCCATTTTTTGTGCATGGCCATACCGGAGGCGACTTTGCGTAATTCTTGGAATTTGGGTATCCAGAAATACTCATCAAGATACAAATTACCGTGGTAACTCTGCGCGGTACGGGCATTGGTGCCAAGAAAATACAGTGTTGCGCCATTAGGCAAAACTATCGGATCACCTTTTAAGTCAACATCAACCTCTCGCGCCATATCAATAATGTAGCCTTTGAATACGTGCGCTTGGGCTTTACTCGCCGATAAAAATATTTGGTTTCGACCGGTAATGAGTGCATCCATAAAGGCTTCACGAGCGAAAAAGTAAGTTGCCCCGATTTGGCGTGATTTTAAGATGTTGCGAATTCGGTGCTTATGGCCGGCGCCGTACCATGCTTTCTGGTACTCAAACATATTTTCACGAAAGATTTCTTCCAGCTTTTCAATCTGCTCTTCGCTAAATAAATTCTTCTCAGGGGCGCGGCGTTCACCTTTATTGCGATTGGCCAGTTTCGGGTTCAAATCAACCTCATTGCCACCGTTTTGATACTTGTGAATTTTGGCGTGTCGTTCGACCTGCCGGTAAAGCAAGTCAATTTCTTTAAAATCTTTACCCTCTTTATTTTCTTTACTCAATAGCGTACAAAGTCGCATCTCCAGCGTCATTTCCACGCGATCAATGGGGGTGATTTCATCCCACTTATCGCGGCGTTTCCAACTGTGAATTGTCGCGGCCTTTTCCTTGAGAGCCTCGGCAATACGCGCAATGCGATACCCACTAAAGTACATGTGCATGGCGCGTTTTCTTGGGTCAAAATCGTGTAATGTTTTCATGTCGCCAGATTACTGGCTCAGACGACCAATCGCCCCGAGCTGCCGTTGTGCCATTTCCCACACAATGGCAAAGCATTGTTTCTTAGCCCTCATCCCTGAAAACATAGGCTCATTATTTTTTTATTTACGCATGAAATTTATCTACGTATGAAATTTAATTGCCGGAGCCTGAGCAATGACAAAAAAATCTAAACCTGTGCGCCTTTGTGTTGAGGGAGCCACAACCGATGGACGTAAAGTGCAGCGCCAATGGCTCACTGATATTGCCAAAAATTACGACCCATCCGTTTATGGTGCTCGGATCAATATGGAGCATTGGAATTATTCTTTTATGCCGCGCTTCGGTGATGTTGAGTCGGTCTATACCGAGGAAATCAGCGAGGGAGCATTAGCAGGAAAGCTAGCACTATATGGCGTGTTAACACCAACACCTGAGTTGATCGAAATGAATAAAAAACGCCAGAAAGTTTACACATCTGTTGAAATCAATCCAAATTTCTCTGATATGAACGGTGCTTACTTGGTGGGCGTAGCCGTCACGGATAACCCTGCCAGCCTTGGCACGAGCATGTTGGAATTTAGCGCGGGTGCAGATAAAACCGCGACTTTCTCAGAACGCAAGCAAGATAAAGATAACGTCTTTACGGCGGCGGAAGAAACGGTGATTGAATTTACCGAAGAAGAAAACAAACCAGAAAAACCCAGCTTGAAAGATCGCATCATGGCGAAATTCAGTCGCGAACGTCAGCGCAATGATGTTGAACTCAATGACATTCACCAAGCGGTAGAGCTTTGCGCGGAAGAGCAAACCGAAACTGCACAAAAGCTGACTCAGCTTGAAACACAAGTTAAAGCGTTATCGGGAATCAAGAAAGAAAATGAAACCCTGCGCAGTGAGCTGGACCAACTCAAAAAAGATTTGAGCCGGCAAGATAATCAGCAACACCGCCCCACGTCTTTTGGCGGTAATACAACCAACACTGAAAACCTGACTGATTGCTAAACGGGAAAAACAATGAGAAAAGAAACAAAAATTAAATTTAACGGTTACATGACCCGTCTAGGTGAGATTTACGGTGTTCAGCCACACGAATTCACAGATTCAAAAGTGGAAATTGAGCCTTCAGCAGCCCAAAAACTGGAAAGCAAAATTCAGTTAAGCGCCGTCTTTCTGACCAAAATTAATATTGTGCCTGTCAAAGACCAAGTGGGCGAAAAAATCGGCCTCGGCATTGGTTCAACGGTTGCCGGCACGACGGACACCACCAAACAAGACCGTGAACCCACTGACCCGACTCAATTAGCCAAACAAGGCTATCACTGCCGCCAAACGAATTTCGATACCGCTATTCGTTATGAAAAACTGGACATGTGGGCGATGTTTGAAGATTTCCAACGCCGTATCCGCGATGCCATTATTCAGCGTCAAGCCCTTGACCGTATCATGATTGGCTTTAACGGCACTCATCGTGCTGCAACCTCAAACCGCAAAGTCAACAAGCTACTACAAGACGTTAATGTCGGTTGGTTACATAAAATCCGCCTTGAAGCCCCTGATCATGTTTTGGGTTCTTCAACCGATAAAGACACCAACAAAATCACCCCTGAACCTATTAAAGTGGGTAAAGGCGAAGAGTATGAAAACCTTGATGCACTGGTTATGCAGGCCGTCGACCACGCGATTTCAGAAGTGTACGCGGACGATACCGATTTAGTCGTTATCTGTGGCCGCTCACTTTTAGCCGATAAATATTTCCCTATCGTCAATCGTGATCAAGCCAATACCGATGCGTTAGCTGCGGATGTGATTATCAGCCAAAAACGCCTCGGTGGATTGCCGGCGGTACGTGTTCCTTATTTCCCGAAAAATGGAATGCTTATCACACGATTAGATAATTTATCTATCTACTGGCAAATCGAATCACGCCGCCGTCAAGTGGTGGATAACGCAAAACGTGACCGTATCGAAAACTACGAATCAGTGAATGAAGATTACATTGTTGAAGATTACGACTGTGTGGCGTTGATTGAAAACATTGAGCTGACGTCTGGAAAACCGGCGGAGCCTACTGAGCCGGACGAAGTGAAAGACGCGCCAACCGGAGAATAAGCTGTGAATCCGTGGGAACGAAAACGCATGCAAGTTGAAGCCAAGAACGTCAGCGCCTATGGCGTTCTTGCTGACCCCTCGGCAGCAACACAAGTCAAATTGATGTTACGCCAACATATGCGGGATTTAGGTAAAACTCAATCATTTGAACGCAAAGCCGCGTACAAACGTAAAGCTTTACCGCTATACGAAACGTGGATCACGGAAACATTAAGAGGCAATTCAGGCGTTCAAGATGATGTGCTGATGTATCTCATGTTGTGGAGTTTTGACGCGGGTTTGTACGCGCAAGGGCTAGATATTGCGGAGTATGCTTTAAAACACAAGCTCGCCATGCCGTCAGGCCAATCCCGCACAACCGGTTGTGCTATTGCCGAAGAAATGGGGGATAGAGCCAAAGAAGCCTATACCGCAAAAAATCCCATTCCATTGGATATCTTGCAGCGCACCATGACATTAATTGAGCATGAAGATATGCCCGACAAAGTTCGCGCCGAGCTACATAAATGGCTCGGTTACAGCTTGCGCGATAATGATTTTCCGCAACCGGCTTTATGTGAATTAATGCGTGCCCTTGAGCTCAATGAGCGCAGTGGGGTTAAGCAGGATATTAAGAATATTGAAAAGTTTTTGTCAGCAAAAAACAGAGCTGATGAATGATGAATAAAGAACGTGCCAACGCGCAAGGCGGCGCGATATAAGAAATTTATTTTTCGGACTCTCGCCCACCGCCTACCTATTTTTAAGGTGACCTTATGGATTTTGTTTCACCCGAACCCGCTAACGAAAAAGACGAAACGATCACCAGTGGTGATTTTTGGCCTGCGATTAATACCCATGCATTTCGGGAATCAATGCGAGTTGACGGTACGGTCACCCAAAGTCGATTAATTGAAGCCTTAAAGAACGCCATCATCGAAACCAACCGTGAATTATCCCGCTTTCAACAGCAAGAAATCCACTTGGGCTATACAACGTTAGGCGCAGTTCCGGCCAGCAAAATTACGCATGGGGATATTGACGTATCGGAATTAGTGATCCTTTATCGCCGTGCCGTATTCAGCGCAGCAAAAGCAAACTTAATCGAACGTTACCGCGATATAGACACCACGCCAAACGGCAGTAAAAAAGCCGATGCCTTAGAGACAAATATTGATGATTTACAGCGTGATGCTATCTGGGCAATTCAGCGCATCAAGGGCACGACACACAATATTGTTGAGTTGATATGAAAACCAGAACGATGAAAGGTGACACCATAGACGGGATATGTTGGCGATTTTACGGCAGAACGACAGGCATGACCGAGGCTGTTTTGTTAGCGAATCCCAATCTTGCCGAACATGGTGCCGTGCTACCTGCGAGGCTATTGATTGAGTTACCTGAAATTACCGAAGAGCCGGTACAGCCACTTATACAGCTATGGGATTGATACATGTTTGATAAAGATCCGAACAGTTTCGGTATCGCACAGTGGTTATTAATGCTCTTCATTTCAATGTGGGGAGGTGTTGTGAGATACATCATTGACGTTAAAACGAATAATGCCCCGTGGAGCTGGTTTGCAGCTTTTATGCAAATGGTCGTTTCCGGCTTTGTCGGGTTGTTAGGCGGATTGCTCTGTATTGAGGGCAATCAGAGCATTTATATCACCCTATTCACCACCGGTGTATTTGGTGCGATGGGAAGTATCGGACTTTCCTATTTATGGTCACGCTTTACTGGAGGAAAACATGTCTAACGTACCACGCGGCATACGCAATAATAATCCGGGCAATATTGATTATAACCCGAGAAACCCATGGCGAGGGGAGCTGGCCTTTGACCCTAGCATTGAGCCCCGTCATAGCCGCTTTGAGAAACCTGAATACGGTATTCGCGCATTATTCAAGCTTTTGCGAACCTATTCAACCTATGCAGGAAAACAAGGGGTTGGTTGCGGCAAAATTGATACGGTGGAAGAAATTATTGAGCGTTGGGCGCCGGCAAAAGACCGAAATAATACAGAGGGTTATATTAATCGTGTCTGTAAAGAAACGGGCTTTGGTCGTCATGATTGCCTTGATGTTTATGACAAAGAAACAGCATTCAAAATCGCTAAAGCGATAGTCCATGTTGAAAATGGTCAGCAGCCATACAGTGATGAGCTGTTTGAAAAAGCGTGGGCGATGTTGTGATGTTTGAACCCAATAATGCGAGACGAAAAGCTTATGTTTAATATGAAAAAGTGGGTAATCGCTTTCGCATTATTCCTTGTCGCCGGTGTCATATTCGCCGGCTGGCAAGGTCTCAAAAAAATAGATCGGCTTAATGAACGAGTCGGCATACTCACGGCAGAAAACCAACAACTTTCGTTAGACATTGATAAAAAAACCGCGCTGATTTCTGACCAATCTTTAACTTTTCACCGTGCGAATCAAATCGCGGGTGATGCCTATCGTCGCGGTATTATTCAACGCGCCGCCGCCGAGGAAAGAAAAATTGAATATAAAACCATTCTTAAAAACGAGCCAACGTGTGATTTACCTGTGCCTAAGTATCTTGCTGATCGGGTGCTCGACAACGCCTACCGTATCCGTGCAAACGCAATGCGTTCCCATTCCGAAAACACTAACCCAGCAAGTACCACCGCCTCTACCGGACGGGTTCTAACTTATTGCGATTTGGCTTTGATGGTTGACCCTTTACTTGCAGCCTTAGAAACTGCCAATATTCAACTGAGTGCGATTGAGTTATTTGATGAGGAACGGAACCGTGAAAAAGCTCACTAACTTACGGGAATATTTAGATAGCAAAATTCCATTTCTCAAAGATAACCCCGAAAATTTATACTTGTTCGTTGAAAACGGGCGGATTATTTCCACGTTAGAAGAAACGCCCAGTTTTGAATATGAATACACCGCTAATATTATTATTGAGCGCTATAGTGGTGACCAAAATGTCTTAATTGCGGTAGTCAATGATTGGCTAAGAAAAAATCAATCCGATATTTCAGCGAACCCCGCAAAGCGGCAACAAGATTTTAGATTTGAGGCGGTGATTTTAGATAACAAAACCGCCCACATCAGTATTGATTTAAATCTCACCGAGCGTGTATTAGCGATTGATAACGACGGTAAATATGTGATTGAGGCTACCCCTGAGCCGGCTAACCCGTTTAATGAATGGCCAACGACACGATGAATGATGATACTTTGCGTCAACTTGACAGTGAATTAACGCATTTATTAAATCGCATGTCGCAAGGTCAGCGCCGGCAGCTCGCCAAAGAAATCACTCGCGATTTACGCCGTTCTCAAATTAAGCGCATTTCACAACAAAAAAATCCGGATGGCAGCCCATACACCAAACGCAAAGCGAATTTCATCACGGTACAACGTGAAATCCAATTTATGTGGCATGGCCAAAAACGTACCTTACGGAACTGGCGAGGTAATAGCAAAACAATCACTGGCCAAGATGCGAATAAAAAAGCCCAGCGCTCATTTCGTAAATCAGATATTCAGCGCTATATCAGTATCAAGAAAGATAAAATCAGTACAGAGCGCAAAACCAAGCAAACCCGCATGTTTAAAAAACTGGCCACCGCCCGTTTTTTACGCGCCTATAATAGCGATAAAGAAGCCGCTATTTATTTTTTACCTTCCGCAGCAAATATTGCCGGTGTACACCAGTTCGGTTTAACAGAGCGTATTGGTAATACAAAAATCACCTATCCATCACGCCAGTTATTAGGGCTCACTCCGCAAGAAATCAGGCACATTGAGAACCAGATTATTGATTTTTTGGCTCAATGAAAAATTAATTAACGTGAGTTTTTACCGTTAGCTCAACACCTAACGCTTTCATTACCGCCAACGTTGATTTTAATGTCGGGTTACCATCTTCACTAAATGAGCGGTATAGCTGTTCACGAGAAAGCCCAGTTTCTGCCGCGATTTGGCTCATTCCTTTCGCTCTGGCCACAATCCCTAACGCCTTTGCAATATAAGCAGAATCACCCGTTTCGATGGCATCCGCCATAAAAAATGCAATCTCTTCATCATCGACTAGCGCGAGCGCTGGATCATAAGTTGTTAAATTACTCATCATTGTTTTCCTCTAAAATCCACTTTTTAGCCAGTGTCTTAGCTAATGTAATATCGCGTGATTGAGAGCCTTTATCACCACCGCACAACAAAAGGATTATCGTATTGCCTCGTTGCTGATAATAGACACGATAACCAGGGCCATAATGAATTCTTAATTCACTGATCCCTTCACCCACTGGCATTGCATCCCCCGCTAAACCATTTGCTAAACGAAATAGCCGCGTGGCAATTATGGTGCGCGCTCTTTTATCTTTTAGTTTTGATTCCCATAAACGGAATGCGTCGGTCTGTTTAAGTTCTTTCATGCTTAAAGTGTAGTTTATAAACTACACCTTGTAAAGCTCATGAACTTCACATTATTTGGTTTGTGCCAACGATGGTACAAGGTCATACACATGCGCCTCGTTCTTCATCCGTGGCAATCTATGTTTTATGAATAATGCCGAAATTTTACGTTTGATTCGAAACCTAATCCGAATTGGTACCGTCACGGATGTGAATGCCAAGAAAGGCTGTCGCGTACAAATTGGAAACTTAGAAACCGACTGGCTAAATTGGATCACCTTACGAGCTGGTAGCACTCGCACGATGAATGCACCTAGCGTGGGTGAGCAAGTTCTTATCCTTGCTTTAGGCGGCGAACTTACCACGGCATTTGTGCTAACCGGTATCTTTTCCAATGAACATGCCGAGCCGACCAGTTCACTCACAGCAGACCACCGAACCTATTCAGATGGGGCAATCATTGAATATGAACCCGCCACTGGTGCATTAATCGCAACAGGAATTAAAACGGCCACGATTGACGCTAGCGAACAAATTAATGCCACAACAAATGTAGTTATCGTCAATGCAAGTAAACAAATTAACCTTACCACTCCAACGGTGATTTGCTCACAAAACCTCACCTGTGCCACGCTCAATGTCACCGAGGGCGGCGAAATGACCGGAGATATTGTTCATAAAAATGGAACGTTTTCATCAAATGGGGTTGTTCTGGATGATCACGATCATGGTGGTGTTGAGCGCGGCGGAAGTCGCACGGATGGTCCTCAATGAGATATTGCGGTATGAGTCGAGAAAATGGAAAGTGCCTTTCCGATATTGAGCATATACGCCAATCCGTGCGCGATATCTTGATCACGCCTATTGACTCACGCATCGCACGGCGAAATTATGGTTCGCTATTATCAGAACTTATCGACCAGCCACAAAATCCCGCGCTGAAATTGCAGTTAATGTCAGCGTGCTACACCGCATTGTTGAAATGGGAGCCACGCATTTTATTAACTCGCATTAGCCTAAATAGCACCGAGGCTGCGCAGATGATTGTGGATATTGAAGCCACAAACCAAGACACCAATCAGTCACTTAATTTTTCGGTCAATGTGAGGTAACGATGGCAGCCAGTATTGATTTAAGTTTATTACCGGCACCGGATGTGGTCGAAACGTTAGATTATGAGGTGCTCTTTGCCGAACGCAAAGCCGCACTAATTGGTGCGATGCCAGCAGAACAACGGGAAGCCATCACCCGCACCTTAGAATTGGAATCTGAGCCGTTAACCAAATTATTACAAGAGAGCTGCTACCGTGAATTGATTTTACGTCAGCGCGTTAATGAAGCGGCTCGCGCAAGTATGGTGGCCTTTGCCACTGGTGCAGACCTTGACCAACTCGCGGCCAATAACAACGTGAAACGCTTGATACTTTCGGAGGGTGATGAGAACGCCATTCCACCCATTGCGCCGGTGTATGAGTCGGATTCTAATTTGCGGATGCGTATACCGGCCGCTTTCGAAGCGTTAAGCGTAGCTGGCCCGATTGGCAGTTATGAATATCACGCTCGCAGCGCTGATGGCCGAGTCTCTGATGCCTCGGTGATTAGTCCGTTACCGGCTCATGTCACGGTTACCGTTTTATCCCGCGTGGGGAACGGCAGCGCACCGGCTGATTTAATTGAGAAAGTCGATATGGCGTTAAACGATGAAGATGTTAGGCCGGTTGCTGATCGTGTGACAGTGCAATCGGCAACCATCGTTAACTATGAAATCGACGCGGTGATTTACTGTTATCCCTCACCTGAATACGAACCGATTATGGCGGCGGCAGAAGAACAAGTGAAACGCTATGCGACACAGCAACACCGGTTAGGCCGTGACATTGTGCTCAGTGCGATTTATGCCGCGCTGCATGTGCAAGGTGTGCAACGCGTGGAACTGAAAAAGCCGGTAGCGGATATCAAGCTAGATAAAACACAGGCGAGCTTCTGCACACAAATTAACGTGGCATTAGGGGGCTCAGATGAATAGCCGGTTATTACCTGTCGGTTCGTCACCGTTAGAACTTGCGGCGGCTGAATCACTGGCCCAAATTGAGCGCGTGCCTATTCCTATTCGTGAACTTTGGAACCCTGATAAATGCCCCGTGCATTTGCTGCCGTATTTGGCGTGGGCGTTTAGTGTTGACCGATGGGATAAAAACTGGACGGAAAAAGCCAAACGGGATGCCGTTAAAGCCGCGATGTTTATTCATAAACACAAGGGCACCATTGGTGCATTGCGCCGTGTAGTTGAGCCGTTGGGTTATTTAATCCGTGTGATTGAGTGGTGGAAAACCAACGAAACCGCCGGCACGTTTCGCCTTGATATTGGCGTACTTGAAACGGGTATCACCGAGGAAATGTATCAAGAGTTAGAAGCATTAATTTTTGATGCCAAGCCGGCAAGTCGTCATTTAGTCGGGCTGACTATTCAGCTTGAAACTAAAGGCCAAATCTATTGTTCCGCGGCTAGCTATAGCGGTGATGAATTAACCGTTTACCCATACACGCCAGAAGTGATCAGCTCAGGCGGCACGATTTCCACAGGGGCAGCGGTATACGTTATTGATGAAATGAGGGTGACTCTCCAATGAAATATTTTGCATTGCTTACCACTTACGGTGAAAAAGTGCTCGCAGAGGCGACCGCCCTCGGCACGAAAATTGAATTAACACACATGGCGGTCGGTGACGGTGGCGGCACATTGCCCGCACCCGATACCAAACAAACCAAACTTATCAATGAAAAGCGCCGAGCAGCAATTAATACGTTATTTATTGACTCAGTGAATACCAATCAAGTTATTGCGGAACAAGTGATCCCCGAAAATGAGGGGGGATGGTGGATACGTGAAATCGGTTTGTTTGATAAATCGGGTTTATTGGTGGCCGTGGCGAATTGCCCTGAAACCTATAAACCCCTGTTAGCCGAGGGCTCAGGTCGCACACAAACCATTCGAATGATTTTGATTGTTAGCCATACCAAAGCGGTTACTTTGAAAGTTGACCCCGCAATTGTGCTTGCCACGCGCGGCTATGTGGATGATTCAGTAAAAACAGCGATTGAGGCTCACGTTAAAAGCCGTAATCACCCCGATGCGACGACGAGCGCCAAAGGTCTTGTACAACTTGCTGATACACTGAGCGAAGATAACAGCAAAGCGGTCACCCCCAAGTTGGCCACGGAAATTAACCAACGGGCTGTTAATGCACAAAATTCAGCGAATGCGGCCAATACAGCAGCAACTAATGCGAATAACAACGCCAATGGCCGCGTGCCAAGCACTCGCAAGGTCAATAATAAGCCATTAAGCGCTGATATCACTTTAAGTGCTGGTGATGTGGGGGCGTATACCAAAGCAGAAACCGACACTAAAGTCGCCGATGCGAAAAAGGCCGGAACAGATGCGCAAGCCACAGCGAATGCGGCGAATACGGCGGCAACTAATGCAAATAGCAATGCCAATGGTCGAGTGCCAAGCACTCGCAAGGTAAATAATAAGCCGTTAAGTGCAGATATCACGCTAAGTGCGGGTGATGTTAATGCATACACTAAAACAGAAACGGACACCAAAGTCGCCGATGCAAAAAAAGCTGGAACAGATGCGCAAGCCACAGCGAACGCCGCCAATACGGCGGCAACTAATGCAAATAGCAATGCCAATGGTCGAGTGCCAAGCACTCGCAAGGTTAACAATAAGCCATTGAGTACAGATATCTCGCTGACTGCGGGGGATGTGGGAGCGTATACCAAAGCAGAAACAGATAGTCGAATTTCAAACGCATCAAATGGAGCAGTGATGAATATTCGCCGAGGTGCTGCTGTTAATCCCCCTAAACAGAATGAATATGGGCCTAAAGAAAGTCCATCCGGTTGTGTTGTGACGAGTGTTAGGCATGACCCTACAACATCATACGGATTATTTTTTACATACCGACCACTTCAAATATATGTCAATGGTTCATGGAAAACGCTAGCGGGAGATGCTTAATGCAATTAAATAATTTTATACAATACACACCTAACGATGAGAAAAGAATTCAAAGTATCCAATATTTCATCTCTGATAATGGTGTTGATTTTTATGATTCATTTGAAGAATTCAAACTAAAATATAAAATTGGTTTTGATAAACAAGGAATTATCAGAACCGTTTCTGAGGATATATCCGCTATTTACCCATTAGACTTGAGTATTGTTGATGTATCTTCTTTACCGACTGGTTTTAACATAGATGGACGCTGGATATATAAAAACGGCGCAATTATGCAATATGAGCCCTCGTTAGAAGAGAGCGTTTTTTTAGCGAGCCAGCAAAAACAGTTATTGTTAGAGGAGGCAACCGCCGCGATTGCACCGCTACAAGATGCCGTTGACCTTGGTATCGCTACAGGTGAAGAACGGGAGCCGTTAATAAAATGGAAGGAATATCGTGTTTTGTTAAACCGTGTTGATACTTCACTCGCACCAGATATTGATTGGCCTGAAAAACCCGAATAACATTAATCTATTCTTAGCCCCAACAATTGGGGCTTTGTTTCATCCCTCACACAATCCCCATTTCGTGCATTTGTCTTAACCCCAACCCAAAATTGAGCTATTGCAAAATAGAGGACGCTAGTAATGGCTCAAGATTATCACCACGGCGTGCGAGTGATTGAACTCAACGAAGGCACGCGACCTATTCGCACCATCAACACCGCCATTGTCGGAATGGTGTGTACTGCCGATGATGCAGACACAAAAGCCTTTCCACTCAATACCCCTGTTTTAATTACAGATGTGAAATATGCGTCAGGTAAAGCCGGCGAAACTGGCACGCTTGCACGCTCACTGGATGCTATCGGTAACCAATCAAAACCGGTTACCGTGGTTGTACGTGTTGAACAAGGCGAAAGCGAAGCAGAAACCACCTCAAATATTATTGGTGGCACCACCCCTGATGGGCGTAAAACCGGCTTACAGGCATTGACTGTGGTGCAAGGCCGTTTAGGTGTTAAGCCCCGCATTCTAGCCGTACCGGCTCACGATACACAGGCGGTTTCATCAACGCTCGCCGGTATCGCGCAAAAAATGCGTGCCATGGCTTATATTAGCGCCTATGGCAGTAAAACTATTTCAGATGCCATTGATTACCGTAAAAACTTTAATCAACGTGAATTAATGTTGATTTGGCCTGAATTCCAAAGTTGGGACACCGTCGCGAATGCAGAGAGTAATATCTACGCCACCGCATGTGCTTTGGGTTTACGTGCCAAAATTGATAATGAAATTGGCTGGCATAAAACTTTGTCTAACGTGGGTGTTAATGGTGTAACCGGTATTTCTGCCGATGTGTCATGGGATTTACAAGACCCCGCTACAGATGCCGGCTTACTCAACGAAAACGATGTCACTACGCTAATTCGCAATAACGGCTTTAAGTTTTGGGGCTCCCGTACTTGCTCTGATGATCCGTTGTTTGCATTTGAATCCTACACCCGCACCGCGCAGGTGTTATCCGACACCATCGCCGAGGGGTTAGACTGGTCAATTGACGGTACGCTTAATCCATCACTGGCTCGTGACATTATCGAAAGTATCAATGCAAAACTGCGCAGCATGACAACGCAAGGCTATTTGTTAGGCGGTGAATGTTGGTTCGATCCAGACGTTAACACCAAAGAAGAGCTGAAAAGCGGCAAGTTATACATTGATTATGACTATACAGCCGTACCCCCATTGGAAAACTTACTGTTACGTCAGCGTATCACTGACCGCTATTTATTAGATTTTGGCTCAAAAATTAAGGGGTAATCATGGCCTTACCACGCAAACTTAAAGATTTAAATTTATTCAATGAGGGTGAAAGTTATATGGGGCGTATTGAAGAAATCACGCTACCGAAAATCACCCGTAAATTTGAAACCTATCGCGGCGGCGGCATGAATGGCGGCGTCAAAATTGATATGGGGTTAGAAGATGATGCCCTCTCAGCCGAATTAACATTTGGGGGCTTAGAAGCCCAGCTTTATAAGCAATGGGGTATCACTCAAATTGATGGCGTGATGTTGCGCCTCAATTGTGCTTATCAACGCCAAGATACCAAAGAATACACCGCCGTTGAGGTCGTGTTACGGGGTCGATTCAGTGAAATTGACTCCGGTAATGGCAAGGCCGGTGAAAACACCCAAGTCAAAGCGCCTTTTAATGCCACGTATTACAAACTGATTTGGGATAGTGAAACACTCATTGAGATTGATTTACTCAATATGATTGAAAAAGTTGATGGTGTTGACCGCTTAGAAGAGCAACGCGCCGCATTAGGTTTATAGGAAAAGTAAATGACTGAACCCGTAGAAAAAAATCAAATCACCGTCACGCTAGATGAACCCATCACGCGTGGAACAACCACAGTAACAGAGATTGTGGTACGTAAACCCAATTCTGGCGCATTGCGTGGTGTTCGCTTAGCCGCACTGATGGAAATGGATGTGGATTCGGCGATGTTGGTATTACCCCGCGTCACCGCACCGGCATTGACGAAACCCGAATTAATCATGATGAATCCTGCAGATATGCTGAATTTAACCAAAGAGCTTGTGCTTTTTTTGTTACCGAAGTCGGTGACTATGGATTTCCAGAACGATTAACCGTGAATGATTTAGTGGCAGATATTGCCACTATTTTTCACTGGTCACCGGCTGTCACTGATGAATTTTCCCTAACCGAATTATTAGAATGGCGTTATCACGCCCTTAAACGTAGCGGTGTAGAAGATGAGTAAAGATTTACGTTTACAGGTAATTTTAAGCGCCGTCGATAAATTTACGAAACCGTTTAAGAGCGCTCAAGCGTCGAATAAAAAATTGGCGGAAACCCTCCGCCAATCTAAACAACAACTCAAAGAGCTTAACAACCAAGCCAAGCAAATTGACGGATTTAAGAAAACCAAGCAATCCCTTGATGCAGCGAATAACGCCTACCAACAAGCCACAGCTAAAGTTAGCCGACTCGCACGTGAATTATCCACCGTTCAAAATCCCACGAGGGCACAATCACGGGAGCTTGACCGCGCAAAAGCGGCGGCCGCAAAACTCAAAGCTGAAACCAGCACACTGAGTGCCTCACTGCAGCGCCAACGGGAAGCCCTAAGAAGCAGTGGCATTTCAACACGCCAGCTAAGCCAAGCCCAAATCAAATTAAATAGCGACATTGCCAGCACAAGCCGGCGATTACAGCAACAAGAGCAGCAACTAAAACGGGTGGCCAACCAAGAAAAGCGAATGTCTGCGGCAAAAAATAGCTATCAAAATGCCATGGGGGTACGTAATAAAATGGCCGGTAGCGGCGCGGGTATGCTTGCATCCGGTGTGGGGTTAGGTTATGCGGCTAAAAAAGTCTTAGTACCAGGCTATGATTTTGAAATCGGCATGTCGAAAGTGCAAGCCTTAACCCGCCTTGATAAAAATTCCGACGACTACAAGATGTTAAGGGAGCAAGCGCGAGACCTTGGGGCAACAACCGCATTTACCGCTAATGAAGTTGCACAAGGCCAAGCGTTCTATGCCATGGCTGGTTTTAAGCCAGAGCAAATTAAAAATGCCATGTCCGGTACTTTATCCATGTCATTGGCCGGTGATATCGACTTGGCCACCACGGCTGATATTGGTTCCAACATCTTGACCGGCTTTAAGCTGAATTCTAATGAAATGAACCGTGTCAGTGATGCCCTTGTCGCCACGTTTACGCGGTCTAATACCAACCTCACTATGCTTGGCGACACAATGAAATATGTTGCACCGGTTGCTTCGGGGCTCGGTGTCGATTTAGAAACCGCCGCCGTTGCCGCCGGTAAACTCGGTGATGCGGGTATTCAAGGCAGTATGGCCGGTACAGGCTTACGCTCTATTTTAGGGCGTTTGGCAGAGCCGCCGAAAATGGCCGGCGAAGCCCTTGATAAATTGAAAATTAAAACCCGTGATGCCAAAGGTAATTTGCGCCAATTTACCGACATACTCGCCGAACTAGACAAAAAAACTAAAAAAATGGGTACGGCAGAGCGTGCTGGACTGTTTAAACATATTGCCGGTGAAGAGGCATTTTCTGCCCTCTCAGTATTGGTTGACCAAGCTAGCTCCGGTCAGTTGCAAGCCATGATTGCTGAAATCAAAGCCGCTAAAGGGGAAGCGGAAAAAGTTGCCAAAACCATAACAGATAACCTTGATGGCGACTTGAAAAACTTAACCTCGGCTTATGAAGATGTAGGGATACAAATTTTTGGCGGTGCGGATAGCCCTTTGCGGGATATCACTAAACGAGTCACTAATCTCATTTCGAAGTTTGGCCAATGGGCAAAGAAAAACTCTGAACTGGTCAAACAAATCACCATGATCACATTGGGGTTAGGTGCGGTGCTGGCCGTTGGTGGCGGTATCACATTGATGATTGCGGCATTAATTGGACCACTCGCCATGGCGAAATTAAGTCTGTCTGTTTTGGGTATCAAGGGTAGTGGATTTCTTGCCTTACTGATTAAGCCGATTAAGTTAATTGGAACGGCATTTATGATGCTTGGTAAGGCCTTATTAGCTAACCCGATTATCTTAATTATTACGGCTATCGCTGGCGCGGCTTACCTGATTTATAAATATTGGGATGATATCGTTCCGTACGCAAAAAAATTATGGAACAGAGTGACAGAGATATTTTCCCAGTTTTGGGAGGGGGTTAAATCCTATGTGCTGAATTGGGGGCTTGTCGGGCTAGTCTATCAACACTGGGATGAGATTGTCGCTATCACTTCTCGCATGTGGGCATTAGTTAAGAAAACCATTTCTGATAAGTGGGATCAGATTGTCGCGGATGTTAAAGGTTTACCGGAACGTTTTAAACAAATTGGCGGTGAGATCATTGATAGCCTGAAAAACGGCATTCTGGAAAAATGGGAGGCACTGAAAGCTCAATTTGCCGAACTCAAGCAAATGGCCACAAACATATTACCCGATTGGATGCTTTCAGATGAAACCAAAACTGTCCGCGCCATGTCACAAGTGACCGCTATTCAAGCCGGTATGAAAAGTGCGGGCATGTTCGACAATGGCGGATTTATCCCTCGTGGACAATTTGGCATTGTCGGCGAAAAAGCCCCTGAAATAGTAACTGGCCCTGCTCATATAACCAGCCGGAGAAAAACCGCTGCGCTGGCTGCGGCGGCATTAACCATGGGCTCTATGACCGCGACAGCAAAACCCATCCATCCGTATGCTTTACCCGCAAATAGCTATCAATCCGCACCAACAAACATAAACCAAAGCAATCATGCGGCAAATACTGCGCCGGTCACTATCAATGTTTATCCATTACCGAACCAGTCAGCAAACGATATTGCAAGAGAAGTCGCCAGACAATTAGAGCAAAACCAACGGCGTGAACAGGCAAGACGACTGAGTCGGTATCAAGACAGCGAGGACGATTAATTATGGCAATGGCAGCACTAGGCTTGTTTGTCTTTCAATTAAATACAACGCCTTACCAGATGATGCAAATTAACCAAAAATACCGTTATGGCGTGAATAATCGTGTCGGCAAACGTCCCGCAGTTCAATTTATCGGCCTTGATAATGACGATATCACATTAAGTGGCTCATTATTTCCGTCACTGACTGGCGGCAGACTGTCATTGCTGGTATTGGAGCAAATGGCAGAAACGGGGAAAGCATGGTCGCTGATTGATGGCTCAGGCACCATTTACGGTATGTTTGTGATTGAAGAAATCACCCAATCGAAAAGTATTTTTTTTGATGATGGCTCGGCCAGAAAAATTGAATTTACGCTGAAATTAAAACGCACGGACGAATCGCTGTCTCAAATGTTTGGTGATCTAGGTCAGCAACTCAATGATATTCGTGGAGCCTTACCGCTATGAGTTTTTTAACCAAGGATGAACTAACCCCTGCATTTGTGCTTGCGGCAGGCGGTGAAAATATTAATAGTCTGATTCAGGGGCGTTTAATGTCATTAACCATGACGGATAACCGCGGCTTTGAAGCTGACCAATTAGATATTGAATTGGATGATAGCGACGGACAACTCGCCTTACCAAAGCGAGGTGAAACCCTGTCATTACACCTTGGCTGGAAAAACTCACCGCTGATTTACAAGGGGACATTTACGGTTGATGAGGTTGAACATAGCGGCGTGCCAGATAAGCTCACGATCCGTGGTCGTAGTGCGGACTTTCGCGACACTTTAAACATCAAGCGTGAGCAGTCTTACCATCAAAAATCGTTGGGCGATATTGTCCGCACCTTGGCGGAACGCAATAAGTTAAAGGCGGTTATTGATGAAAAATTAGATAAAATTAAACTCGCTCATATTGACCAAACCAACGAATCGGACGGCTCATTTCTCACTCGAGTGGCTAAATCCGAGGGGGCAATTGTTGCGGTTAAAAACGGAAACTTACTGTTTATGAAACAAGGCCAAGGGCTCACCGCAACTGGACAACCCATTCAAACAATGCATATCACCCGCTCAGTAGGTGACGGACACCGTTTTTCACTTGCCGATCGTGGTGCATACACCGGTGTTATTGCTAACTGGCTTGACACACGTGAGCCGAAAAAGAAAAAAACAGTGACGGTAAAACGTAAGCGAAAAAGCAAACAACCTGTAAAACCCGCCAAACCGAAAGAAAAACAAGGGGAATATTTAGCCGGCGAACAAGGGAACGTCCTGACGCTTTCCCATACTTACGCGACTAAAGAAAACGCCGCTCGAGCCGCAAAAGCCAACTGGGAAAAAATCCAACGTGGTGTTGCGTCATTTTCGATTCAACTCGCGGTTGGTCGTGCAGATCTCTACCCTGAAATGCCTGTCACCGTCAGCGGATTTAAACCCGAAATTGATAACGCGGACTGGACATTAACGCGAGTCGTTCATTCACTGAATGATAGTGGTTTTACAAGCGCATTAGAGTTAGAAGTGAAAATTTCAGATTTAGATATGGCCGATGAATAATTTTTTAGACTGTATGGATATACATGATATAATTTACATAACATCAACATCATGACAAAGGATACATAATCATGATGAATTGTCCTGAATGCGGTCACGCTGCACACACTCGCAGTTCCTATCAAGTTTCATCTGAAACCAAAGAACGCTATAACCAGTGCCAAAATATTAATTGCGGTTGCACATTTGTTAGTCACGAATCAGTGACAAAAATTGTCGTTAAACCCGCACATATTAATGTTGTGGAGCCGCATCCCAACAAATACCAACAACCGTCTTTAGCATTATAGAAATCAAAGCCCCTCAATTGAGGGGTTATATTAAAAATAAAATGATTATATCTTATTATTTATTAGAGAGTTTAATAGCCACATCTAGTTCTATTTGTGCTAAAACACCTTCATAGCTAGGAAATAATGCTGATTGGTTATAACCAAGTTTTTCCAACAATTTTATGACATCTATTGCTAACTCATTAGCGATTATATATTTTTTCAAAACTAATTTAAGTTTTTTTGCTTCATCATAAATAAATTTCTCTATATCATTTTTATATTTTTCAAGTTTCTCTGATTCAATAATCAAAGTTCGAATATAGTCATCATGGGGTATTCTATAATCTTGTAGGTTATCATAATAGGCTGTTTTTTGATTTCTTATATATGTAAAGCATCCTTTTTGTGCTCCAAGGTTTTTATTGATTTCAGAATCACTTTTGAATACTCTAAAACCACTTAATCCATCAATAAAGTCAGTATATTTTTTTCTAATAGTTTGTGAATCATCACTATTTGAATTTCGCCTTACTTCTAGGTTAATTCTTTTTTTTATCCCAATAAATTTAACTTGATCAAACTCCCAAATAGAAAATGAGCCAGGAGAATTTCCATGTATAACATGAGGTTTCGCTGCAAAAAAAAATGCAATTAACATGTTATGTGACCAATCTAATAACCTTGTTGGAAAGCTGTAATGTTGCATTATTGAAAGTATGTCTAACTCTTCATAGTTTGGCCAATTTATTGGTCTAGATGCCTCATAAGCATATTTTTCATATACTCTCATTGCACCTGACGGTAGTCTTAAAGAGATATAATGACAATGTTTTAAAAAATTGATTATCAATCCAATTTCAGTATTCCTTAATATTGCTCTAGTAATGGTTTTTTTTTCTTCAAATTTCTTACGGTAATCATCTCTAGTCAAATATTTAGTTATATCTTCAACATTTTCTTTCCTATAAATATTTGGAACTAGTCCCCATAAAGAATCACGTTGCCCTCTATATAAACATCTTCTATTATCGGACAGCATTATCTTTTTTAATTTATCTATATCTTTTATTTCTTCAGTCTTTATATCTAAAACTTCCATTTTTACACTCAACTATAAATTTCACTATGTGATTATTAGGTTAATTTAGTATTTACATTGTTTATTATAAAAATAATCAGCATTATTATATATGTTTATTTTTAATAGAAAATTTAAATTTAAATTTAAATGTTGACATTCATCACAGTTATACCAAAAGACAATCAAAATATGAAAGTGACTATTTTCCAT